TCTTTCAAACTTAGAACGACTCAGTGCTAGTTTTGAACGTGTATATTTTATATTAGGAAATCACGATCTTTTCTATAAAGACAAACGAGAAATTAACTCGGTTGAATTTATGAGATTGTTCCCTAATGTAGTACCAATCAAAGATCCTTTTACAGAAGGTGATGTAACGATTCTTCCTTGGTTGGTTGCAGACGAATGGAAAGATATCCCTAATATCAAAAGCAAATATATTTTTGGACATCTAGAACTACCTAGCTTTTATATGAATGCAATGGTACAGATGCCAGATCACGGTCAATTACAAAGAAATCATTTTGTAAATCAAGATTATGTGTTCACAGGACACTTTCACAAACGTCAACAAGCCAATAATATTGTGTATATTGGTAACTCATTTCCTCATAATTATGCCGACGCCGGCGATGATGATCGAGGAATGATGATATTAGAATGGGGTGGTGTTCCTGAATATCAAACTTGGCCAGGTCAGCCTGTATATAGAACTTATAAACTAAGTCAGATTATCGATTCTCCAGACAAACTGCTTAAAGAAAAAATGCATTGTCGTGTAACCATCGATCTGCCTATTACCTTTGAAGAAGCAAACTTTATTAAAGAACAGTTTATTCCTCAATACAATCTACGAGAATTGATGCTGATACCAGAAAAAGTAGAAGTTGAGTCAGCACAAGTAGCTGTAGATATTCAGTTCGAAAGTGTAGACACTATCGTTATGAATCAAATTAACGCTATCGAAAGCGACAGCTATAACAAAAGTCTGCTATTAGATATCTACAAGGAACTATGATTAAAATAAAGAATCTCACTGTTAAAAATTTTATGAGCGTGGGCAATCAAACCCAGGCTATCGATTTTGATCGTGGACAGCTGACCTTAGTCTTAGGTGAAAATCTAGATCTAGGAGGTGATGACTCTGGTGCCCGCAATGGTACAGGCAAAACTACAATCATCAACGGACTGAGCTATGCTATCTACGGTCAAGCCCTAACTAATATTAAACGTGATAATCTTATTAATAAGATCAATTCGAAAGGTATGCTATGTACTGTTACCTTTGAAAAGGATGGTCTGGAATATCACATAGAAAGAGGTCGTAAACCTAATCTTTTAAAGTTCTCTATCAATGGCGAAGAACAAGAACTTAAAGATCTTGACGAAAGTCAAGGCGATTCGAGAGAAACACAGAAAGCTATCGACGAAATGATCGGTATGAGTCACGAGATGTTCAAGCATCTAGTGGCTCTTAACACCTACACTGAACCGTTCCTTTCTATGAAGTCGTCTGATCAACGGTCGATCATCGAACAATTATTAGGTATAACACTGCTATCAGAAAAAGCAGAAGCACTAAAAGAACAGATCAAATTTACTAAAGATGCTATTGCTACAGAAAACACACGTATAGAAACAGTAAAAGCCTCTAATGATCGCATACAACAAAGCATAGAATCTTTAGAGCGCAAACAAAAGCTGTGGGAAGATCAAAAAGAAACTGCTCTAGAGAATCTTAGAAAGAATATCGATAGACTCAGCAATATTGACATCGATAACGAAATTATAAATCAACGTGCATTGATAGAATGGAATAAAAACAAAAAAGAAATTGACAGCCTAACATCGTTAATTGCTAAACAAACTTCTACTCTAGAAAAAGAACAAAAAAATCTAGAAAAACTTAAAAAAGAACTGCTGTCTTTAGCGGAACATAAATGTCATGCCTGTGGACAAGACATTCATGATCACAAACACGACGAAATGATGTCTTCTAAAGCCAAACAGGTAGACGACAGTCAGAAAATAATCGTAGAATACTCTGAAGAACTTTCAACTCTTAACGAAGCAGTGTCTTTATTAGGTGAATTAGGCGTCTGTCCAAAAGTAATCTACGAAAACTTAGAGCAGGCATTAGACCATAAGAATGCAGTAGATCGATTAGAACGAGACATCACATTCAAAGACGCCGAAACTAATCCTTATGCTGAACAAATCGAAGAGCTTAAAAAAACTGCGGTACAAGAAATTGACTGGGGTGCTGTAAACGAGCTGACTAGACTGAAAGATCATCAAGAGTTTTTACATAAGCTGCTAACAAACAAAGATAGCTTTGTTCGCAAACGTATTATTGATCAGAATCTAGCATTCTTAAATCAAAGACTGACCTATTATCTAGATAAAATTGGCCTTCCTCACATAGTAGAATTTCAAAATGATCTAAGTGTGATCATAACTCAGTTAGGCCAAGACTTAGATTTTGATAATTTAAGTCGTGGTGAGCGCAACAGATTAATCTTGAGTCTGAGTTGGGCATTCCGCGATGTATGGGAAAACCTATATCAAAGCATTAATCTATTGTTTATCGACGAATTAGTAGACAGTGGTATGGATGCGTCTGGAGTAGAGTCAAGTATTGCTGTGTTAAAACGCATGACTAGAGAACGAGATAAGAATGTATTCTTGATTTCGCACAGAGACGACCTAACAAGTCGTGTTAATCACGTGCTAAAAGTGATCAAAGAAAACGGATTCACTAGTTATTCTACAGATATTGAAATAATGCAATGACTACAGAAGCCCACGATAGAATGATCAAAGCATTTCAAGAATACTTTAAGTGGCAAGACCGCTTTACATATCGTGGGTCCGATGAGGCAGGATTAAAGGCAAGATATTGGCTTTCAGAAATACGTAAAGAGGCATCAATTAGGCGAGTAGAAATACAGGAAATAAGGCAAGAACGCAAAATAGCCAGAAACGGTAAGAACGGCAGACCCCCTAAGGTAACTAAATGAGTGCAATGGACGTATCAAAATCAACCCGTAGAAGAAATACCCGAAGGCTACATTGGCTTTGTTTATCTCATTACGAATCTCAAGACCGGGCAGAAGTACATAGGCAAGAAACTAGCACAGTTTAAACGCACAAAACCACCACTCAAAGGCAAAAAACTTAAAAGAAGAAGCACAGTAGAAAGCGATTGGCGCGACTATTTCGGCTCATCTGATAGGTTAAACGCAGACGTCCAAGCATTAGGTCCGGAAAACTTCACAAGAGAAATACTTTATCTTTGCAAATCCAAGGCAGAAATGTCATATTTAGAGGCTAGAGAGCAATTTGAACGCCGAGTTTTAGAAACAGATGACTATTATAATGGCATTATAAACGTCAGAGTAGGCGGATCAAACATACTTAGGCAGCGTCTAGAAGAACATAAAAAGGCAAAATAATGCGGTTTTTTGGCTGGCGCAGGCCTTAATTTCGTGCGCTCTAAACCTGGTCTACGTGTACACAGGGACGGAAAACCTTGCCGCAAAGGTGCTTAACCACTACCCGAAAGGATGACGATCGCTACTAAGACCTGCGATTTGGTTATTTGAAAAGAATAAAAAGGCAAAATGAAGGGAGAAAAACCCTACGTTTACTAAAGTGTTAGCGTATTTTAGTAAACCGCCGTTGTTATAAAGACGTGGCTCGAGGTACCGGACAACCGCCTCTGCAATGCCGTAACGCTAAAGTGTACTGTGCAACTCGCATAATGCTCTTATCTTTGCCCGGCCTGGGCAAAGTGTGACTGAACAATCTGCATAATACTTAAATGCTTCGCATTAATAATAGCACCACTTGTAAATTCAAAGAAAGAAAAAATGCGTTGAGCGCGAGCGAAAACGCAAAAGAGCTTTAGCTCTTTTATTCAAATAAATAACTAATAATTCACCGGAATGAATAAATGCGTCTAACAAACTTATCTGATCCCATACTGCTATTAGAACAACATATGACTTTTTCTAAGTCTATTCTTAGAGAAAGCTGTGAAGGTTTAACCAAAGAACAAAAATCAATAGTAGAAGGAATATATAACGAATTTAAACCTTTGATCGAAGCAAGTCTAACTGCAGATCAGATCAAAGGTATTTTCCAACAGCTGGAAAAACAATCAGTAGAGGTCGGTGCTAATCGCACAGCGGTGGGTGCAGGAGTTGATGTTGCTAAAAAAGCCAACGACGTGATCAACAATGTTGGCAAATGGCTGCAGAACACTACACCGGTCAAGATGGCCGATGAAAAGTTTGAAAAACTTAAAAACGATATCAATAAGAAATTTCCTGATTCAAAATTACTAGACGGTATTTCAAATCTTGGTATCTGGATGAAAGAAAATCCGGGCAAGAGTGCTGCTGTCATCGGAGTGTTAACTGCGTTAGCTTCTCTAGCTGGCGGTCCAGTCGGAGGCGCCATAGCTGGTCAAGTTCTTCGCGGTGCTGCTGAGTTAATCAAAGGTGAAAAACTTTCCACTGCTGTGGGCAAAGGTATTAAAACTGCTGCACTAGGTTACCTATCTGGTAAAGCATTTGAAATGTTGGGAAACTGG